CAGAATATAATGTGTAAGAGTGACCTTCACATAAAAGAACACCTGTTCCAGATGTAGTTTTAAAAGTTAAAGTATAACCTGCGTGATCAGTTCCATCTTCAACTATATATGTTTTTTCAACTGAATCTGGAATAGTAACATTTAAATTACCTTCAAGAGTTCCAGTTAATTTAATAACTTCATTCTTACCATTTGATAAAGCACCATTTGTGAAAGTTAAAGCTCTACTAGCATTAGTTACGTTTAATGCATCATAACCACCAATTGCTTGTTCAAGAATTAGTAAGTTAGTATTTGTAATTTGTCCCCAAGTTCCTGAATTTTCTCCAGTCGCTTGAACAGTTAATTTTAAATTAGCTGATGTTGAATTTGCCATATTTTAAATTCCTTATTTGTTTTAATTTACTAAAAATTAGAGCTTATGTCAAACTCTTTATGCAGCTACTTCTTGCCATCCTGGTGGATCTACTGGTGCTGTTCCAGTATCTACTTGATTCCAGATTAAAGTTTTATTAGTTCCTAAAGCCGTTGTCAAGCCAAAACCTGTTAAAGTTACGTTAGCAAATCCTTTAGTTGTAACACTACCTAAGTCAGCTGACATAGATATTCCAGTTACATCCGCTAAAGTTACTGCATCTAAGGTACCTACTCCAAGAGTAGTTCCAAAACCTTCTCCAATAACTGTTACATTAGCGTCTGCAATAACTACTGTACCAACTGCTAGATCAGCTTCAAAACCAATACCTGTCACTTCTGCATCTGGAGCCGGATCCACGATTCCTTCTTCAGCTGTCATTGCTTCACCGGTTACATCTGTATTTGCTGTTCCTGTAATGCTGTACGCATTTTGTGTTTCATTAAATATTTGTGTTGAACCGTTTGCACCATCAAAATGAAGTAAAGAAATAGTATTTCCATCTACCGTAAATGGTGAAGTAGGAGGTGTAAAGAGACCTGTATATCTTGCAATATCAGAAGATCTAAACTCATCTATATAACCATTAAAGAATTGAGTTTCAGCTTCGTTTGCTCCTATCTTATAAGATTGGCCTGGATAACTATCTCCACCTGTAGAGTACTGAAGTTTAGGAGTTCCATTAATGTATAAAGTTAAAAGAGTTAAATTTTGTACTAATGCAAAGTGATTCCATTGATTATTATTTAAACTAGGAGTACCTGTTTGTTGAAGAATTGTACCATCTTGAATTAATCTTAGCTGTCCAGCTGATGTAATTGAAAATGCAAAACCTTGATTTGAAGATTGATTGTCCCATAGATATGCATCTTGTGCAAAGTTAGAAGCATATGCAAAAAACTCAATTGTAAAATTATTTTGAACAACGTCTGTAGCTGTCGATTGTACAAAATCTCCTGTTCCATCTAACAATAAAGATGAAGGGCCAAATTTAGCTTGAGCTGTAGATAATTGAGCATCAGCTTCAGCTGTAAATGAAGGAATGCCTTCAGGATTTGTTGCAGCTGACATTTCAATGCCAGTTACATCTACATTTGCCCATTCACCAGTAGCACCCCAAACAAATTGACCATAGAAGTATCGTCCCCAACCTTCTAAGTTGTATGCTTCGACACTGCCTACAGAACCGGTTGCACCGATTCCTTCTAGCATTGCATCAGGACCAGCATCAGCTGTTCCTAAGTTTGCAGACATGTTTGGTAATGGATTATTTTCTAAAAATACTTCTGTTGCAATTTCTATAGACTCATCACCTTGTGATGCCGTCATTTCAATTCCGGTTGGAATTGGATTTACGTCTATGGATACGGATTCATCGCCTAATGAAACAGAACCAGATACACCGGAAACTAAAACGTCTCCTGCAATACCCCAAGCGTTTTCACTCCAAGCTAATCTTGACCAACCAAATTCAACTGTTGCTGTTGTATCAACTGTTCCTAAGTTAGAAGACGCACCTATGCCGTTAACAGAAACCGTAGAATCATTTTGTAATCCCCAGTCTCCTGTGTTCCAAGTAAGTGTACCCCAAGTTGCCATAGGAAATTATCTCCTATGATTAACCTGATATTCTAAGAATCGCTGCTGAAGTTGTAAAAGCTGGAAACTGAATTGTGAAAGTTCCTGATGTCGCTGTTTTATCTGCTCCAAAATCTAAAGCTGCAACAGCTGCATTAGTAGCAGTTGCTGAAGTGTTATAGATTAAAGCTCCTCTAGCAGTCAAAGTTACACCAGTGAATGATCTGTCAGCATAGTCAACAATTGCAACACCTGATGCAATAGAAGTTCCTAAATTAGATAGTGCTCCACCGCCTGATGTGTATTGTCCACTGTTAGCAACTTCATTAGTTGTAGTGAATGAAGTAGTTGCTGAGTTTAGAGTTGCTGAAGAAGTATAAAGAGCGATTTTAAACTTGTCACCACCAGTTTGCTTAAAGTTGTGTTCAGCTTCTAATAATTCTTTTTTAAAAGAATTAGCAAGTGCTTGTGTTATAGCCATAGTTTTATCTCCTTATTATTATTTTCCGCCGATTCGAGGAACACCTGATTGATATTCATCTCTTCGTCTTCTTCCCATTTGTTCAACTGAGAAGCCTTCTAACACTTGTTTATACTTTCCTTCGTATAATTGCAAGAGATCATTTGGCCCCTTTAAAAATGAAAATGCTTCTACCAAGCATGCATATAATAGTCCGTTGGGAAAATTCTTACTAATATATGTAGTCGTATTTGTAGCAGATAACCCAGGGTCTTTCAATATATAATTTAACTGAATTTCATAAGTAGCGTCTGGAGTAGGAGCCACTACAATAGTATTCTCGTTCCACATACTGTAGTATTTTGGAACTCCTGTAGCACCTGTTGAATTATACTCTGACATATAACTTGTATCTCTATACTCTAAAAATTCTCTATTATCTGGAGAACCTACACCGTCAGAATCTACTATTTGAGCTGATCTAACGACTAATAAATTATCTGGAACATCAATAAATCTACTTGAAGCAGCTAAATTAGCTGTTGCATATCTTCTATTATTATCAGAATCTACATCTCTAAGAAGTCTAAATTCAGCGTCTGATATAAATCCATTAACAATAGTAGATGTTAAAACATTACTATCTACTTCTGTGTAATCTCTAATTTTTTGTACTAGTTCTGCGTATGTCATTATGGTGTTAATGTTACTGGACCAGCGGTCGCAGTCATTCCTCCTGAGTCTCCTGTTAGCGTTGCATTACTTCCGCAGTTAAAACTATAACTATTTGTATTAATAACTGTTATACTAAATCCTGAAGCATTTTCAAACAAAGAAAAATTTAATCCACCTGGACTTCCATCTACATTTCTAAATACAACAATATCACCTGTAGATCTTTGATGATTAGGTTCTGTAACTATTACGATACTTGACCCTGAAGTAAAATTAAATGGATTACTAGGTAATAAACTTTCTGTTTCAGGTTCAACTCTAGCAGGTCTTGCAAATTGTAAACCTTGTGGATCAGCAACTGTTGGTTTAGGTTCTAATTGTGGTTGCTTAGGTTCAAATTCTGAAACATGTACCCTTGAACCATTCCATTCAACAACCATTTCTTTATATGGAAAAGCCATACCTGATCGGTCTGAAATAAATTGTGCGTATTTTCCGTTTGATCTAGACATTTGGATAATAAGTTTTTGGAGTTATAAATGTACTAGATGAAGAACCATCTTCTTCAAGAGCTCTTTGTAATTCATCTTCATATAATAACTTCATTTGTTGAGTTAATTCTGGTTTAAATTTTTGTGATAAATAATATGAAAGTCCTGATACCATACAAGGTACAAATCTATAAGGTACATCTGCATTATTTGTATAGTTCCCGGCATCCTGAATCCGGCTAACATAATAGTAATTTAAAAAGTTTCCGGCTTCAGTGGATCCTGGAGTTAAATATAAAGTGATAGTTACTTTATCAATAAATCTTTGTACAAAATATTGTGTTGGAGTTCCTTCTTGTGTTTTAGAAGATAAACCTTGATAAGTTGATCTATTAATTTTTGTTAAAGAAAAATCAACTCCAGAAGAATTTCTATAAACGGCTTCTAAAATATCATCTACACCATACACTGCTGTTGCATCTGATGTACCATCAGTTGCTGATCTATACATTGTATATTCTGCTTGACCATCAACTAATGTAATTGAATTATTTTTTACTTCCCAAAAATGCAAACCTCTATTGCCCCATTCTTGAAACATTATATTCAAAGAACGTCTAGCTGTTTTTATATCATTACCTGAATAATCAAATCTGCCTATTCTTTCATAAGCTTCAGTGATTACATCATCAATATAAAAACCTGATTCAAAGGTTGTAGTTCCTGAAGTTGCCATTAAGCTCCTGTAATTGTTACTGTAATGCTTCCGCCTGTTCCTGCTAAATTATAAACAATACCATTTTCAAACTTAATACCTGAACCTGGAACATAAACTTCTAATCCTTCAGTTCCATATTTATAAGTAGCTACTGCTGTTCCCGGTGCTGAAGCATCTGCTGAATCATAAAAAATAATTGTAGATGCTGCTACACCCAATCCTTGAATTGAAGTAATTCTAGCTCTACCAGCTCTAGCCAAAGTATTAGCTCCTACTGTTGTCATGTTTAATGTCTTCTGATCTGAATCCATTTTATCTCCTTACTTATCTATTAATACAGTTGCTTTAGCACTTGTAATTGTACTGCAAGTCATTCCACTTTTAAATAAAATTCCATCTTCAGGCATGTTAAATGAAAAAACATCTCCTGGAGGAACATCTGCTGTGAATTGAGTTCCGTCAATATCTTGTAAAGTTACAGATCCAATTGCTGTTGTACTATTTGCTGATAGAATAATTCCTCTTAATCTAGTTCTACCTGCAAATACTTGAGCTGCTGCTGTAATCTGTACTGCTTTTACGTCACCTTTAGCTGCCATAGTTTTTTTCCTTAAAATTGTGTGGGCCCGAAGGCCCACATTAATTATTTATTATGCTCCAAATGCAAAAGCACCTGTAGTAGCATCAGCCGCACCGCTCATTTCTGAAGCGATTGTCCACACGCCATCTTCAAAACACATAAAAGCAATTTTACTTCCTGTTGTAAAAAGATTAGTAGCTGCGTTAGCTGGAGTGAAAACTAAAGATGTTTCACCTGCTGCTGAAGTATCAAAAGTTACTTCTGCTGCTGCTCTTGATTCGATTAAAGAACCAGTTGCCCAAACGTCAGTACCTGCTGCATTAA